TCTACGCTTGTATTGTATACTAGACCAAACCAGGTAGGTTCTATGTTAGTGACGTTGTAACGGATGTATCTACCAGTTATGCCAGGAGCAAGGGTTACGCCGTCGTCGTCTGATTCGGAATTTGTGGTATCAAGGTAGAATAACCCACCACCCCCGTCTGCCTGTACTTCCCTTCCTTGGACAAACACCCAAGCATATGGATTAGTAAGAGCACGGACATCGTTGTAATTATTGACAGATATTACGATATTATCAGCAAATGTTCCTGTTCCTCCGCTTGTTATGTAGTCAGATACAGATCCTGCTATATCAATTACAGAAATCTGATTACCGTATTGGTCATGCGTGACAAGGGTATAGGAACCATTTAAATAGATTTCAGCAACACCAGATGCGTCAAGGATCACTGGGTTGGTGTGAGGTTCGTTACCGTCTATGTCTTTATATAAACTCTTCGGCGTGGTGGATCCGAGGCGATAACTATAGATGGCACCTGATACGAGTGGTTGACCATTGTTGTCAAAAGATTGTAGACGGCTAGAATGTAAATACGATAACATTTATATTTCCTTATTATCAAACTATTTATTTCGATTGTGATAAGACTGGATTTAAATTAAAATCGTGGTATACTATGGAAATGGCAAAGGAGAGAACGAAATGACAAATGACATACCGAAGAATATAGGGGAGTTTTTAGAATACGATGAAACAAGTAGTACAAAATTACGTTGGAAGAGAAAATCAGCTCTAAGTGTTAATATTGGTGATGAAGCAGGCAGTTTAAACAATAATGGTTATTATCAAACAAAATTTAATGGAAAAAAATATTTAAATCACAGAATAATATATTTTCTACAACATGGTTATTGTCCTAATATTATAGATCACATTGATGGTAATAGACAGAATAACAATATTAATAATCTTCGTGAAGCAACTTCCGCAAAGAATAATCATAACAGAAAAATTAATAAAAATAATAAAACTGGTGTAAAAGGATTATCTATATATAAAGAAACTTATTGGCAGTTACGTATTAAGAAAAATGGTAAGTATGTTTTTTCCAAATATCATTTAAAAACGGAAAAAACTAAAGACGAGTGCCGTATACTTCTAGAAAATAAGAGAAAAGAACTCCACGGCCAATTTTCAAACAATGGGTAGTATATAATCATTCTCCTCAAAATTCGGCGGTTGCGTCTCGCGCATTCCGGAGCTATATTTTAAGCAAGAGGATGGGCGATGTGTCGAGTCTTCTAAATAAAAAAGAAAGAGGTTGATTATGGTTTCATTCACATCAAAAGAAATAACTAACATGTTAATTGCGTGGGGTTGTCTTTCTTTATTTGGTTTTTGGTGGGCGATACCAGTCTATTTTGTTATCGGTTATCTTATGATGCCTAAATCTGATAATTCTCCAGAAAGACAGGAAATTATCAGATTAGAAAAAGAAAACGAAAAACTCATGGCTCCGTTGGTTGATAACAATACAGTCAAGTATATGGAATATATTATGAATGATCCTGATCTAGAACTTTTTAAGGCAAGATGTAGAGCGCGTGGGGAAGTTTTTTAATATTATTTTAAATATCTTACTCTAGTATTATCTACTACTGGTGCAGACGTTCTTGGTATACGAGAAGCCTGTTCTAATAATCCTGATAATAAACTCATTCCTTTTTGAGCTGCTATTTGGGCTGGAACTTTCTTTACAAGAGTTGATGCACCTATTCCAGCGAGCGTCCCGAGCCCGTTTCCTACCCCAGTAATATCAGTGGCCCATCCTGCATATAGTGGAACAGCATTTTTACCAGTCTCAGTAAGATTGTTTAATATTTTAGATTGTTCTTGATATTGTTTTAATTGATCTAATGGAATTTTTGTGGGATTATTGGCATCATTAGACAATAGAAATGTTTTGTCGCCTTTTCCCTTAAGCAAAGTTTCTGCACCACCGATTAAATCGTGCCTGGCTCTTGCCTTATCAACAACTCCCTTAAGTAATTTTAATTCAGGTAATGCATTTAATACAGTTCCAGTTATAATTGGAGCGGCATTCTCTTCAATGGACATTTCCCCTGGTTTGCCATATTCGTTTGCAACTATTGCGCCTGTTCCGGTTCCTATTTTTGCTAAACCAGTTAACATAGCACGACCAGGAATTGTTATAGTGTTAACACCAGCAAGAGGAAGTAATAGCGGATCAGTTGTTATATCTCTTGCCAAATTACCATTTTCTATATTACCAACATTATCCATGAATCTTGATCCAATATCAGCAATTTCTTTATCAATATATTGCGGATTACCTTTATTAGAATAAGCAGTTCCAAGTGCTTCGGACAACGAACCGATACCTTCCGCTAAAAATCGTCCAGGTAATGAAGTAACGTCCTGGGCAGCTTGTATAACAGTTTCGCCCGACATATCTTTTCCAGCAGATCTTGGAAAAACATTTTTTACAAATTTACCTAACGGAGTATCGAATCTTGAATCTAATTCTGCTTGCTTCTGTGCTTCCATATCTTGGGCAAATTGTGATTTTGCTTGTTCTCTCATCTGGTTAGCTAATGCAGATTTTTGCTCTTGAGATTGTGTTATTTCTTGAACACTAGTCGGGTCTATTTCTGATTCAAATCTATTCAATTCATCATCAGTTAAATCACTAAATGTTTCGCCATTCTTAAATTTTCCTGACCAAGCCATTTAACGTGTTCTCCTTAAATAATCAGCATAAGATTCGCCGGGTTTCCTTGGAGATTTATCAGATTTTGGAGCAGCAGATTTATCCTCTTTTTTAGCACCAACTCCCTTAGCCTCAACCGCAGATTTAGCGTCTTGTTTTTTACTTCCATAATTAATATCTGCACCAATTCCTGTTATTTCTTCAAAAATTGGATTTAATTGTTCAGATATTTTTCCAGAATCTGCAGGAGAACCGTATATCCCAAATGAACCTTTTATTTTATTATAAGTGTCAGACCAAACACTGAAAGATTTTTTATCCATCATTCTCTCAATTTGGCCTTGTTCTTCTCTAGTAGGAATCCACCCCATTTGGTTCGCCCACTCTAGTTTTGCGGTGATAGTTGGCTGTGTTGTTCCTTGAGATCTTAATGCAGATTCAGCAAGTGACATCATATTACCCAAGCCCTTAAACTTAGCTTTCTGTGCTACTTTATAATCAGTATCCAATCTCTTTCCAAGTATAGCTTTTTCTTGTATGAGTTTTGTTTGTTCTGGAGTAATTATTTTTTCAGAATCAAACCCTGTTAGAATAAAAATATTGCCACTAGGATTTGATGGTGACCATGGAGTACGATTTAACTTCTCTCTTTCAGATTTAGCGGCCTCTCTTTTCTGCGATTCTATTCCCAATCCCTGTGCAGCCAATCCTTGTTTTGCTGATTGATCTGATAAAGAAGTTGAACGCATAGTATCAGCTTTTTTGCGTAAGTCATCACCTAATTCTATAGCTAATTTATCTACTGCAGCTTTTCTGGCCTCTTCCTTCACTCTTACTTCGTCTGGTGTCCCTGCCCATTTATCAATTTTAGGAATTAATTTTTCAGCACGTTCATAGATTTTATCAGTAATTACCTCTGGGCTAGGGACAGCACTAAGATTAAATGTAGTTTGAATAGCTTGAGGTTCATATTTTGAAATAGGATTTTTTGAATCTGAGAATGCCCAATTAAATGCTCTAGCTGGTTTTGATTCTGGCGGAGCATTCGGATCTACATATGGGACGCGATAAAGATCTTGGCTTAATTGTGAAGCGGCTTGTGCGCCTTCCTTTCTATATTCAACAGGAGCAGGAGCAGGTAATGTAGCAGGAGCATTTATCACAGCCTCATCCATACCAATTTTAGGTGTTAATGGATTAGCTCTTTGTGTACGAGAATCACCAGACATTCCTATTGATTGCGATGGAACTTCTACTTGCTTGGAATTAAACAATTTATCAGTAGTGCCTTGTGGGGCCAAACCAAGTTCTTCGTATAATTTTACTTTACGAACGTTGTCAAGGGTAGACAATATTTCCTGTTGTCTTGCTTGAGCTACTTGTCTTTCCATAGGTTCGGCAAGTTCACCAAAACCATCTGATACAAGTGATTTTCTCATTGCATCTATTCCGCCAGTTTGTAATGCTTGTAAACCACGTTCTTCAGCTTTTTTACGCTTTAATTCACGAACGTCTCTCATATATTGTTCAACATCTTTTAAGGAAGTTGGTTTGAATTGTGTCCCGGAATGTGGTCCAAGTAATCCATAATTTACGCCAGTAGTTTCGTCAGCCATTATTATTTTGCTCCTTTAAACCAATCACTTGAAAATAAATCTGTGAATAATTGCTTACCACCTGTTCCGAAAAGATTGTTCCACATTGCTGCATCAGAACCACCTTTGTATAGTTCAGCATTTGCGTTCGCGGTGCCTAATCCTGATAGTAAGCTTGTCATTGCATTAGTAGATCCTTGTCCAGCATTTGCAACTTGAGCATTAGCACCCATACCAATATTTGTTAAGTCTGCAAAATTCTTAATATCATCTTTCTTAAATCCATAATCTCTTTCATATTTACCAGTTGCTTGGTTATATCTCATAGCACTATCTTTCAAGAATCTATCATAAGAATTAGCATATTCTTGCGAAGCCATATCTTGTCCGCGAGTCTGTAAGCCTTTTAACAATCCGGACGATAGAGACATACCTTTTTTTGCGGAAGAGGCTTCAAGAGCTTTCTGTGCCTGATCGAACCTATATTTTGCGCCTGGATCTGAAAAAGTATCGAATGCGAAATCTTTTTGTTGATAATCAAATTCAGGTTGTTCAAGATTTGTGATTCTATCTTCAAAACCAGTAACACCTCTTGCACCAGCTTCAGTATAAGGAGTATATGCTAGTTTTGTTTCTGCGCGTTGTTTTTCTTGAAGGTCTAATGCTCTATTAATAGCATTGGTCTGTTCTTGTTGGGCACGTCTAGCCGCACGTTTCTGAGACTGACCACCAACAAATGATCCTAATCCTGAAATTAATGTCGATCCTACTGTTGCTGCTGTTACTGGGTCCATGAATGTTTATTCCTTGTATGAATATATTTATCTATTTTGTTGAGTTACTATAATACAACCATTTAATCTAATATTTCCAGCAGGTATTAATATTTCTGTGGAATTTCTCGGGATATCTATAATAAAAGTAGACCATATTCCACCAACTTCTTTATAATATTGGATGAAAGTATCATATGATGGTAAGATTGGTAATGATATATTAAAACTTTCCGTGGAATTACCAACATATTGTATTAAAAGTGTATTATTATTGATATTAAATATTACACCATTTTCAGAAGTATTTGTACAAGCTTGTTCCATATTTTTTGATAAATTTCTAAACCATACTGACCAAGGTTGTGTAAGTTTATCTGAAAATGTTATTGATGTTTGTAATGGTGCTGGTTGTAATCTCATTTAATTTCTCAATTCCTCCATATCAGCAATCAATCCAGCTAATACTACTTTTATAGGATCTGTTACTATAACCCTATATGCTCTATTTCTCGAATGACCTAATTTTAAAAATCTTGAGCGGAATTTTGTTTGACCTATTCTTCCTATTTCTGAGAATCTTCTATTAAGCCAATCATTACCACTGTCGTCAGATGTTTCTAGACCAACTATAGGATTTCTTCCGTTTCCGTCTGGACCATTTATCTCAAGTCCAGTTCCTTGTTCGAATATAACTTGTAGAAAATTCCATCTAATTTTTTTCTGATTACTTTGGTAAATTGGTGTAGATTTTATTCTCCATATATTAACAGTACTTCCTTCTGGTAAATCATCAACATAGTAATCCATATCAGATTCATATATTGCATCAGAGTTATTATCACAGAATAGATTTTTTCCAAAAGCATATGCGGAATATTGTGCTCGCCATCTTTCATTTCTATCGGTAATTCTGTTTCGAGATGTTCTTCTATGCCATGTTCTTGTTGTAGTATCCCAAACCAATGTATAATCTGATCCTGGGAATGTTAATATGTAAAATACGTGACCAAATTGTGAATAAACATAGCCGAACGCATTTGATAGAGTTAGATCGCCAATAATTTGTTCAATACCTCTTGTAGATATTTTTACAGGAACTAGACCGTCGTTTGACCATACTGCGGCATTACCTGTTTTATCATTACCAAGCCAATATATATGATTTTCTACTGTTTGAATGCTGTGTGGACTAGAGCAACCTACATCTATAATTGCTCCTTCATAACGTTGCCATACTTGTGTTTCTGTGTCACCTGTATTGTAGTGGACTTCTGTTGAATAACTTCCGAATACCCATAATTGATTATTTGATTCTTTTATTGCAACTATATCATCTGGAATACCTTGTTTTGTGGCGAAATCTAATGGGTCCCACAACAGTCCATTATTAGGCGATGACCAATTATACTGCATCGAATTAGGTCTATTAACTATAAAATAGGTATCAATACAAGTAACATGTGTTGCACCATTTTGAAAAGTTTCTTGGTCAATTTGTGTAAAATCATTTGTTGCGAAATCTAGAATATATCCATAAGCACCATCTACTATCATTAATTGATAGCTATTATCTGATATAGAAACAGTGCCAGTGTATGTAGAAAGGCTTCCTCTAGTGGCTCTTTGACCGTTTTCAAGGATTTCTATAACTTGATTACCAAATACACAAAACACTCTTTCATTAGCTGTTCTATAAATTGCTCTACTTGTTTGATTACTAGATTTTTGAGCAAACATTCTAAGACCTGCTCGACTAATATAATAATATGGTACTTTAGAGTTGGTTGAAGTAGCTTTTTCTATATAAAAATTCTCACATTCTTCAACGCCAACAACATCATATGGAGTAGAATATGGAGAATCACCAAGTGGTATTGCATTAATCATTAGTATCTTCCTAAAATATTACCAGTGCCATTGTTATTTGTGAAGTCTGATTTACATGTTGTTATACTTCTTGAGAAATTCATCTGAGCAACATGTTTCTGGTCTGACATTGCCTGTGCTACTAAATCCTGCCCAGCAGTTACACCAAAATATGGGGCAATTCTTAATGCTAATGTTGATTCTACCATTGCATTAAATTCTCTTGGTATTTCTAGATAATCATTAATCTGTAAATTATCATCAGCCATATATGTTTTTCCTATTATCTGAACAGTTCCACCTTGACTTGGAATAGGAAAAACATATAGTGTGACAAATGGAAAACCATATTCAACATAAGCAGTGTCCGGAATACCTAAAATCTGTTTTAGTGCTATTTGAGAATATTCTTCGTGTGTTTTAACAGATAGCGGATAAGTTATATTCCCTGTGTTATAATTTACATTTGTTATTGTTGCTGGTCTTTCCGCTATACTTCCAGAAATAGGCAATAATATATTAGAAGTATCTGTCCCTAATGTTATAATAGAACTTGCAGAAACTGAATAATCATATTGCTTGTAATTTCTGAAACGTATTGAAAACTCGTCTAATATTCTTCTCAATTGCCTAAGACATAATGATGCAGAATCTGAGTCAGGATTTTCGCCAAAATTTATAGCACCTATTTTGGACATTGCATCTGTTATAATTGTACGAACTTGTTCCATTAGTAATCCTTAGTTTATAATATTTATCTGAAAATAAAAAGGACTGATACTATATTATTCCTATCTCTTTTGCAATTAATGTTATAGATAGAGAACAGTATATAAGCTGCAAATCTATTTTGTCCTTTTTAGATTGATTTTCTTTTCCAGGTAGCCATCTAAGATTTTCAGGCGAGTTTACAAGTTCCCTATGTCTCTCTATTGTCAAATTAAATGCTGTTAATGGTATAATATGATCTAGGTGATAATCTTTAGAAGGACGATTTCCTATTTTTTCTATAATCCTAGCACATAATTCACGATCTATTAAAGATGAAAAGTTCTTCTCCTGGCCATATATCTTTAAAACTCTCTTTAAACCATGTCTAAGATTATCAGCAATTCTAAAATTATCATCTGTTCTTCTTTTCTCATTTCTATATTTGTTAATACTTTCTCTGTTTCTTTTTGCAGATTCTCTTCTATTTTTTCTAATTTTCTCAGCTTTTTCTGGATCTTGCATTGCACGTTTTTGATATTCACGGTTTTTCTCATTTCTCTTAGCTTTTTTATCAGGATCGTTCTTAACTTGTTCATTATATTTTTTATCTAAATCGCGCTTTTTTGCCTGTTTGTCTGGATTATTTTTATATTCTTCGTTTACTTTCTTTCTAATTTCTTCTTTATTTTTTTCATAATATTCTTTGTCATGTTTTATCTTCTTTTCGCGATTTTCAGGATTAGATAGATATTTTTTACGTGCTTCTTTCTTCTTTTCGCGATTTTCAGGATTAGATAGATATTTAATTTTTCTTTCTTTCTTCTTTTCAGGATTGTTTTTATTATATTCTCTCATATATTCAGCCGCCTGTTTTCTATGGCAATATATACATTTTGATTTTGTCTTCATCTCTTCTTCGGTATACTCTTTCTCACAATATTCACATTTCATATAAACTCCTTAAAAATATAAAAGGACCAGATTTCTCCAGTCCTTTCTATTTAGTTCAGAGTGTTTTATGCTCCACTAATACTAACTAACCATCAAATTCCACGGCAGCGCACACACCATTCCGGGCGAACTACCTTGATACCCATCACAACGTCAAGACGGTTGATGTTAGTTCTTTGAGTAATATCAGAACCTCTTGCGTAATTGATTGTTACACCAGTATCAGAGTCAGTCATTGTCTTGTTTTCAGATCCAATAACGTCTTCTAACTTAATGGAAGCAAGCGCAAGTGCATCGGATGCGAATAACAACCCTTCTTGGCCTCTTGTTCCCGAAGTTGAATACTTAGTCAATGGAACGTTACCAGCGATAGTAATATCAACGTTCTTATATGTTCCAGAAGTAATAAGAGCTGGAGAGATAACAAGAGCTTGTGCAGCGGAAGTAGCAGCAGCAACGGCAGTCTTAACTACGAACTGTTGTAAATCTGTTGTTGAGTTACGAGTTTGTGGATTGAAACCATATACACCGGAGATTGTGAATACGTCACCAACATTTACTGTAGTTGCAGTTGTGAAACCAGCTACAGAGATTGTTGATTCTTCTGCCCAACCGGAAGTCAATACTGAACCTGTTGCAGAAACTAATGGAGAACCTGCCCAAAGTCCGTCTACTCTTGTTGGAGAGCTATTTGATACTGCGAATTCGAAGCCAGCAAACTCACCGACAGAACCTTTAAGATATATGTCAGAAATAGCTTTGGATGGATTGAAAATAGTTGATTGATAATTTGAAAGAGTTGAGTTCTGCTTAGGAGTCAAAATACCCCATCTGTCACCCATTGGAGCACCATATTCAGTCATCTTTGCAGCGCCGTCTAAGAAGATAGTGCTGTTAACTGGTGTGGAATATTGTCCAACAGTATTAGAAACTTCGTTTATCATCTTTGCATAAACCCAAGCATCAATCTTATTAGCAAGAGAAAGCACAGCCTGTTTGATGAATCTTTCTGTGAAGTCTTCAATCTTTAGAGACAAGTCAACGTCATTAAATTTCAATGGAGCTTGGAATGTCTTGTCAATAGCTAATGTGACAGTGGTTTCTACTGGTTCATTTGCTACGAATGTCATGCTATCTTCTATAATGTCCACAAATACTGGTCTACGGATGAATAGTTTGTCACCAGTTTTTGCAGAAGCGAACTGAGATTCATATTTCTTAGTTGCTTTGGATGCGATTACAAGGTTGTTTACCAACTGTTGTAATGCTTTAAGTGTTACCTTATTAGTAACTTTCAAGTTTGTGTTTGTTGTTAGAGCCATTTTAATTTCCTTTCCCATATTAGGGATGTTTTTAGTTAAGTAATTGAGCAAAATCGGTTTAATTATTTTACATCCTCAACCTAAAACGAGGAAGTTAGCAAGCAGTTCTTTTACATCAAACTGATAGATGATTTAATACTATTTATCTATATCCTAAAAATAAAAATAACCTCCGCATTTCTGAGAAGGTTATCTGATATTTTAAGCTAGTTTATTTCTTTCTTTCTTGTCGATTAAGTTGTGAAATACTTATCTTACCACTTTCAGCTTCTCTTTCTCCATATGTTTTAGAAGAAGCTGGCGCAGATACATTTGATGTTTTAGGACCAAATGACATCTTTTTCGGAAATTCTACTGGAGCAGATTCTTTAACAATATTTTTTTCTTGTTTCTGATACTCGTATTTTGCTGATAGTTTTGCAATTGTTTTAATACTATCTAATGGATTTCCCTTGCATAGTTTCTCAAGTAATCCTTCGGTTGTTGCAATATCATACATCAATTTACCAACATTGTCATCAGTAACCAAAGCATATCTTACATCAGCAGGAATATATTCGGCGTGTTCTTCGATAAAAGTTTTAGCCTGTTCTATTTCTGGATTTTCTGCAATATCTTTTTCCAAGTTTTTCTGATATGTTGTTGCAAGTTCTTGTTCTTGTTTTGCTTGTAATTCTTGCTGTCTTACTTGCTCCATTTCTTTCTGAATTTCTTGTCTAGTTATTCTAATAAGTGCTTTGTTATATTCTTCAACAGACATCTCACCCATTTTTTGAGATAATTCTTCTGCTGTTGTTATTTCCTTAACCTTATTTTCGAAAGATTCATATGAGGCTAGTTTCTGTCTAAGTTCTGCGGCCTCTTGTGCGATTCTTTTGGCTTCTTCATTCTTCTCATTATATCTTAATCTAGGAATCCATTCACCATTCTTTTCCCATGGCTTAAATGGTTTTTCTTCTGTTTTTACTTCAGGTTTAGATTCTTCTTCCTTTTCATCATCATCTAATATTCCAACTTTTTCATCAGATATTTCTTCAACGGTGTCAATAACTTCTTCAACATCGTCTAACATTGTTTCTTCCTTTTCTAACATATATTTGTTCCTTTTGTTTTTTTGACACGGTTTACGTCCGCGATAAAGACTTAGTTATTTATACAAACAAAAATCCGCTACTTCTTTCGAAATAACGGATTGAAATATTTTGAAAAACTTTAAGCTACTATTACGTTGATATCTGGTTGCTCTTGTTTGGAAGCAGCCGTCACAAGATTTTGTCTTTCTTGTGATTCTTGTATCATAGCCTGTTTTTCTAATTGTGTTTGAGCATTTAATTCATCAGATTCAGATTTTTGTTGCAATTTCATAATTTCTAATTGCATTTTCTGCATATTTTCTGCATTCTTACTCTCAAGTTCTGCATTTTTTGATTGTAATTCTGTACCTAATTGTTGCATCATCTGTGACATTTGTTCTAATTGTTGTTTAAGTTGCATATTTTCCATCATTAATTGTTGTTCAGGAATCTTTTTAGACATTGAACGAACTTCTGGTGGTAATGTTGTTGCAATTCTATCAGCTAATTCTTCAGATTCTGCAAAGTCCATACCACGAACAATCATATCTAAACCAACTTGCATTATAATTGGATTTATTTTGGCCAATTCTAGTAATTTTTCAAAATTTTGCTTACGTTGATCTATATAAGAAGGACCAGTTGATAAAGTTATATCATAATCCCCATCAAGATTAATATATTTTAATTCGCCATCTTCTTCAAAATTTTCTTGAATCTTTACTGTATTAACCTGCCCATCTATTCCAATTATTCTTTGAGCGTGTGTGTAATTATAAACTGTTGGAATAAGATTTACAATAACTCTACCAGAATATTTAATAGTTCTTTGTAAGTGTTCTACCCATTGTGCAGTTTGTATATGACCTTCTGATAATTGTAGTTCAACAGCTTTCCCAGATTGTGTTGCTGGTACATCTTGTAGTGGATCTCTAACACCTACAATTGTTCTAATATCCTTATCTAAGCTCGCTACGGCCTCCATATAAGATATCGGTGCTGGTGGTGGATTATTTCTTGTAGGAGGCGTTTTGCCACCAATATAAGGCAATGCGAATGGATTTGTTGTAGAAGCATTTTCCCATAGCTTCATATGATCTGGTGTCAAACTATCATCGGCAACTATATAAGGAGTTTTAGCGTGTTTTGCAATATAATCCATAGCTTCACATGACATATAATTGCGAGTTTGTTGCATTGTTTTAACATCTGTAATTACTGATTTGATATGTCTCTGTCCGTTAATCCATGTTTGTTCTCCTAACACGATACAGAATGGAATAAATTTGCCAGGATAATTATCAGATTCTTCTATAATTTCTTCACCATTTAATACAATATATTTTACATTTTCGTTATCATCTTTATACCAATATTCTGCTACAACTATATCATCGTCTGTTGTAGTTGCGAATGATACACAAGTAGTATCTGGATATTTTGTTTCATATTCGTCTTTTGACATTTTTACAAGTGCGAACAAATATTTCATATCACTAAAATCAAATTCTGTTGCGGAAGGATCAGGATATATTGATGTTGGATCTACAATATGTTTTAATCTTATTTCATCATTCTGTTCATCAACTACTACGCGCCAGCATCCAAAACCACCTGCAACTGCTTGTGTGAATGCTTCTGTATATATTGATTCTGAATTAGATAAGTTTTCAATATGTTTTATAATACCATCATATATCTTTGCTTCTTCTTTTTTATTATTTGTTATAGCATGTACTTTAATAGCAGGAGCAGTCTTTAAAGTATTATTAACAATATTTCTGATAAGTGGAGCACATTGGTTATAAACAGCGGTAGTGCGATTCTCTTGTTTACGCGCAATTACTTCAGTATCATCCCACTGTTCACCTAATATACCAAATCGCATATCATTAACAACTTGCTCATGTATATCAGAAAATTCTTTTTTAGATTTTTCGAATTTTTCAACTATATTTTGATATTGCTCAAGTTCGTCCATTATTATTTCCTTGTATATATTCTATATTTATATTGTTCTAGGAATACTTGTGCCGATTGTCCATTTTGGTCTAGGTGCAGCAGGAGTAAAAGCACACATATATCTCAGCGCATCTGCCATGTGTGAATATTTGTTATGAAGAGGTTCACCATATTGGTCAGATTTAGAATTATATGTTCTCTCATAATTTTTAATACATTCTATAAGTAATTCGTTTTTAGTTTTATCAATATAGAAGTATGGGAACTTTTCACGAACATTCTTAATACCGTCTTCTATACCTGTTCTTGCAAGTATTGTTATATCTGTTGGAGGATAGAATTTTTCAAGTTTTTCCTGCATAGATAAGCCAGTTTGTAATGATTTCTGGGCAGCGTCATGTGGGACAATTATTTTTATATTTTCCGTATATCCTTTTCGCTTGAGTTCGGCTACATACCAATCTATCTGTTCATTATTATTTTCAAACGAGTCCAAAATATGAAGTTCCTTTCCGCAAATTTGAAATACTATTACGGAAGTATAATCCGCCCAACCTAAGTCAAACGCAACATATGTATCAAATCCTTGTTGTAATCTGACTGTAGTTATACGATTTTCTGATTCTAATTGCTGGTATTCTTTCTTATAAATTGTAGCATCGGAAAAATCGAATGCATCCCAGCGCCCATATAATAAAGCATTTCTTTCATCTTCTGGTAATAACATTAATTGTGCCTCGTATTCATTTCCTAAGTGTATATTGTCCTTGAGCATGGCTTGTAGATATTGGAATTTTTTCTTAACAATTGATCCATCTGCTAAAGTATATTCTTCTTCAAATTTTGTTGATAATCCTTCCGCACCTATTTTGAACGTATTTTTTAACCAAGCGTGGCGGGACGGATTTGATGTGCATCTATAATATGGTTTTAATCCTTCAGAAGAACGTAATCTTGATAAACAATATCTGAAAATCTTATCATCTTTATACTGACCTTGTTCATCGCATCCTATAAAATGTAGTTCGCGGCCTTGTATTGCTTCAACTTGACTCATATCTTCAAAATACATGAATTGAATTTCGCTTCCAGATGAAAATCTCCACGTTAAATTTGTTGAAGTAAACACAGCACCTTTATCAAATAATGGAAATATATTTTTACTTTTATCCACCAAGTCATTTAAGTGTTTGAATTGTTTACGATAAATTAATCCTCTATAAAAAGGGAGACGATATCTTGGTCCAAACTTTGTATCATTAAGACCAAGGGCATCAATTAAAAGTATAAAAGATTTTCCAGATCCCGCCCCGCCCATCATAGCACAAACATCCGCATTAGAAGATAAAAATTCTTGCTGTTTAGGTGTTGGAACTATCTTCATATTATTCCTCTTTTGGAGCAATAACTATAGAAGCTAGATTACCATTTAAATCAATTGATTGCTCAGTCTTTTCACGATAATCTTTATTTCTTCTTGATATAATCATCAAATCTGTTTTTGTAATAGATTCGGCAAATTTTATTTCTTCAGGAGTTTTAGGAATATTATCATAAAACTTATGCATTTCAAGTTCATCTGTTTTGCGAATAATACGATTTTGACGTATTTCAGCTAATCTTTCTGGTTCCTTATCGTATACTGTTCCGTATAATTCCATATTAATTAAAAGATTAGCACGGAGCCAGTCTCTTGTTGAAGGAACTGGTATCATATCAATATAACATTGCCACAAAAATTCATTGAATTCTGGATTTTCATCAGATTTAAAGAAAAATCTCTTTACACCATTATGTTTTTCGCAATACACAGTAACGTTTGGGACCGGAATATGACGAAAATATAAATCATTTGAAACATTATCGAAAAAATGACTACCCCCAAAATTTAATACAGGCAGTTGCGACGACATAATTATTTTACCTCGTCTTCTATTTCAACATTTCCTGCGACAATATCTGTAATATATTTCTCAAGTTCTTCTCTATCTCTTTCCATATAATAATTCATAACAGATAATATTGTTATTGCATCATAATCAGCAGTTAATAATTGTTCATGTATTTTTGATAAAGATGCACGAACGAATGCATGTAATTCTTTCATTTGCTCTTCTGTGTATATTGATTCAATCTGTGACATTGTGTTCCTTTTGTTTTTTTGACACGGTTTACGTCCGCGATAAAGACTTAGTTATTTATCTAAACGAAAAAAGACTCACCTATATTCGTAGATGAGTCTTCCGGAGAGATAGAACAAAAAAACCGAGCCAACTTTTCAGCGAAGAATGAGATGACTAGAAGCGTATGAGCCTCTAATACTATATATTCTAGTTGGAAAATGGGGCTAGGGTTCTTGATCTTTCGAATAAATCGTTCACATTATTTTCCAAAACAGATGTATCATAATTTGTTGTGTTGCAAGGAATAGTTGTAAACCATTTATTTGTGTGATTTAGCAAAAATACTCCAACTCGCGGACCGTCAACTAAAAATTGTAGAGAATCATTTGAATTTTTAGATTTGTAGAAGTAAGATATTTCACCATTTGGAGTTGCCATTCTTGGGGAAACGTGATCTACTGCTTCAAACTCTTCTCCTGATGTTTTCTCATATTCCTTAACATATGTGTTGATAAATTCCATTGTGTTTTTCTCCTGTAATTTTTTCTGTGTTTCTTCAATTTGTCTACGTAACTCTTTTGATTTTTCTTCTTCTATGTCCTCATTGTGTTTAATTAACAATCCTCCTATTATTATACTCAATATTATTCCTATTCCTATTAATATTGAAAAAGAAACCATCATACCTATTATTGCGAACATTGTCATTAGTGTGCTCATTGTTATATCTCCTTTCTGAAATAATTTAAAAACTTATCCTCAAAATCGTTAGTTCTATTATACCTATCTGACTCAAATATTGATTTATATACTGAAAATTTAATTGGCATATTCTTACCATCATAATCTTACTTTTTTCCTTCTATTATATCACTACTACTAGCACTACTACAAAAATGATTAATGGGATTGTTATGTAGCTTGGTATTATGATTTGATTGTTCATTGTTATCTCTCTCCTTGTGATTTAAATTTTCTGTAATATTTCTGATTAGACTCTCTAGTTGCTTGTTTGTCTCTTGTTTGTGGGGTTTTAGACACGCCTGTACGTTTTTGAATATTTTCTATCTGACTTATGATCTGAATATTGTCCGGGCTGTAGTGACCGTTATCGTCAATTCTATCCAATGTCGGTATATGTCCTGCTTCTATAAGTGCTAATACATATTCTCTATTATCTTCCCAAATCTTTTCCAATTCCTCTCTTGTAATTTGTATCAGAATACCTTTACGGTGATATGCCTGAAATTGAGGAGATTGTTGAACAGATGGAGAATTTGCGTAACATCCGTCTATACACCTTTGATTCAAACTACGCCACGATGCTTGTTTATAATATTTGATTGGGTCATTTATACGCAAATCTTTTTGATATTTTCTAGAAACTTCACTCAAATGTTCACGGTGTTTGTTATGATATGTTTTGTGCCATTCTTTGAAATCATCCTTGCGCTTCTCGTAATATTCCCTTCTCTTTATATTTTCACAATCCTTACAATATCCTTTCAAACCATCTCTGTTATGTTTAGCGGGATTATACGCAGATAATGGCTTAGTTTCGTGACACTCTGTGCATTTTTTTTCATTCATCTTTATCTCCTGTGTGATGCTCTATACTTCTATTTAGTATAAAAGTATTAAGATATTTTTGAAAAATGGTTGTTTCGAGTCGGTTTGTGAAAAAAGTGGACTCGTGTGAGTACAGTGTTACTCCGCACCAGATTTGCTATCATCTTGCATTGACCATAATATATAAACTTTATCAATAAATTTTTGCATATCTGTTTTCAATATTTCTTTCACAAATTTATCATCTATTATATCATAATTAGAACATTTTACAGGAGAATTATGATAATAGTATAGAATATGTTGTGTGTAATCATCTTCTGATTGTTTGTATATGTTAATTAATTTTCTTTGAAATATAAATTCATCATGTGTCAGATATCCATGGCGAGCTATATAATCAATATATTCTTTATAAAAGATATTCATAACATTCCCACCCAATCATAGAATCTTATTTTTTCAGTCAAAACCATATAATCAACAAATGGGTATTTTGAATATAAGATTATATCATATAAATCAAATTCCTTAACTGGGCAATTTTTATTAATCGTGAATAAGTTAGTCTTAAAACTTTTATCTTTATATAATATTTTATGTTCAACACAATCATATGAAAATATTTTATTATTGAATTTTAAATTATTTAAAAATCTACCGTCAGTAGAGACATTTGAAACATATTCCGAGAAATAAAAATTAATTATATGAGACGTATGTGTATTACAAAAATCCAATTCTCCGTATAGATAATATATTTGGGCATCGTTTATCTTATAAGAATCATCAATTTTAAAAGAAGGATATAAAATTTTAATAATATCTTTATTAATTTTGTGATCTATCTTTCTTTTTATAAGAAAATATTGTAGATCTTTATCTGAAATAGTTGGTATCATTTCTATATCATGATATAATGCTTGTATTCTATGAATTGGAGAATTAGTTAACGTTGCTATTTCTTGTATTAATTCTTGGTTCATTTGAACATTCCTTTAAAAGAATTTTTATGTTTATAATTACTATGTTCTAATATGTAAGAAATTTTCATTGGATTTTTGGATTTTTCCTTCCATTTTACAATCCAAGTTAAAACATTATTATATCTACCGCTTCCGTCTGGTTGGTTTATAATATCATTTAACTCTTTTTCTATTTTCTCCCAATCGATATTCACATTATTATTACAAGACGATTCTAGATATCTCCTAGTCTGTTCTGTGGCATATATTTCTTGATAACCATCGAGAAATTTCTGAGAATCTTGTATAGTTTTAAAATCATACCTTACACCAGAATTAATATGATATTCATAATAAGGACCTTCGTATGGTAAAAATTGTTTTCTTCCAGTTGAGAAAGTTGTTTTATCACAAAAACGAAATTGTTTTTTAAGAGCAGTTCTGCAACGAATATATTCATTATAATTAATTGGTTCAGATAGAGGAAGAATTAATTTGAACTTTTCTGTGAAACCATCTTCTAAATGTGACCAACTAGTATGCATAAAATATTCGTAATTATTGAACTTTTCTTTTACTGTGTTCATACTAGTTGCGGAAGAATCATAATCAATAATCATAGCATATATTTTATCAAATTTTTGCTCTGATTGTAATGCTGGTTTGTTATCAATTAATGAAACAAATGACCAAGCAACACATTCTTGTTTAGATAAACCTTCTCTTGGTAATGGTTTAGTTATTCTATTTGTTATGTTCCAATCTTTCGGATAAACATGTACTTTGTAATCATCTTCTACATAAAAAAATATTCCCGGTATTATCATTATTCTATCTCCAAAATTTGTTTCTTAGTTTTTGGTGTTTTTGTAATGTTAACTACTTCTGTATCATCATCCTCGAATTGTTTTATTTTAAAAGAGCCTTTAACATGTTTACTTCCTTTAATATTGACTATACGTGCTGTTGGAATTTTATCTTTCAATGCATTAGAAAATGATTGTATGCTTATTCTCTTATGAGATAAAAATTCATCTTCACAAAATACAGAATATTGTGTGTATAATGTTTTTATCTGTGTGTTTGTATTATCAGCAACATACTCTAATGATTCAAACCAAAGAGTAAATGCATCTTTTCTAATATATGAATCTTGTATCATTAATATTTCATTATTATATGGGGAGTTAAAATCCCAATATCCAGCATCTGAATTTTCGTTTATACCTTTCCAAGCTTCGGTAGTAAGCTCTTTGATAATATTATTGGCTTCTATATCATATCTATTTCTTTCGAGACCAAAATTAAATTCAAAAAATCTTCTCATACCTGAAGAATCCATTAATACATCAGATAGGTGAAAATTAGAAGCTCCTATTAAAGAGGTTCTTGGTTTTACCAACGATTGTGTATTTGTTCCTAATGGTCTGTATACAAGACAATCGTTAGCTGTAATAATAGATTTTAATACTGATAAATCTTTATCCATATAAACAGTTTTTGAGTTTGCTGCTAATTCATCAACAAAGTGAATAAAATTGTTTCCTAAAGCTGGAATGCTTCTTTCATCAATAACAGAATCTAATTTTGCATTCGGTACCATAAACATTTTAAAAGGAGCTGTTATTGCACCAACTAAATGAGATTTGCCTGTTCCCGTTTCTCCGAAAAAATTTATGAATAATTCGTCTCGAGTGGTCAATCCCAAAGACCTACGCTTTACCTGCCATAACCAATGACAGAACATAATTTTAAAAATTTCATATTTTTCTTTAATCTTACAAGCTGAATGTATTAGTTTTAACCATTTTTCAAGAGTTGGGATTGATCTTTCGTCATATGAAATAGAACTAAACAGTTCTTTTTTCTGTTCATGTGCTATTTCTATTTCATATGATTGTAATTTTATTTTTAATTCAGATGTAGATAATTTTCTTTCTGGATTATTTCTATTCCAGTCATAAACTTCGGCCTCGAAAATTGTATAAACAAGTGCTGTATCTATCCTGTATTCTTCCTTATACCAAGAATCTTTAATATATTTTAATTCTTTAGTTTTGCATGTTTCTGCTATGAATATTTTAACAATATCATCAATAGGTCTAGATTTTAATTCAGCTAAAGATTCTTTCCATTCTTGTATACTTGAAATTATGGATGCTTTATCCCAATCTAAATCATTATCAAAAGAATAACTCATTATTATTTTAGCAACATCAACATCTGTTTTTGCTACTCTTCCTAAACGTATTTCACCATTCTTTATTTTGAAATTCTCGAATAGGTATTTTTT